CCCGCCTGCAAGGGATAGAAAAGTGAAATCTGAAAAATACCTTGCTCCATATAATAGGCATCTCCCATCGTCGAATTATCGGGAGCGGCTGGCATAAGATATATTGCCGCATACGGAACGCCGACGACAGGGGTAAAAGATTTATTTTCCCATGCGTAACTGATAGGATTAGCCATGCTGTTTAAGCGGGTCTCAAGTGCTGCTCTTACAGAACCAATGCTCATTTATTCACCCCCGCCACAGCCTGTTCAACGATCCCGCCAAATTCCACACAGGCAAGTCCAACCATGCCATGCGGGGCTTGGTGGCTTCCGCTGTGGTCTGTACGTCCATTTTCAAGAACCTGAGCATAATCAAGGTTGTTTGCTATATAATAAACCTTGCCTGCTGATTTTGCCGGGATACCTGCTTGGATTCTCGCCTTTGTCGGTTCGCCTGTTTTATCCAAACCTTCAATTTCCCCCGGTGGAAGTGAATTGATTCCAAGTTGCCAATTAGCGCGAAAATGTCCGCCACTATACCCTTTTGGCGGTTTTGATTTCCATGGGGGGACACCTCCTTCTCCCCCGCCCTCTGGAAGTCCAACAGGTGAGCGCATGATAATCGAATTGGCAAGTCCCACAACCGTTCTCCTGACAACCGCATCGGATTTGTTATGCACATTCACAACGAATTTTTTTATATCCAGTAAAAAACTCAAGCTACACCTCTCAAATTACAATCAAATAAAACCGTTGTTCCTGCTGGACTAAGTGCCTTGATTCTGGTTATCGTTCTCACCATGCCACCTGCTGTTACCGTGTCATTCACCAAAGGAGCTGTTAAAGCCGTTCCTGTAGAATTCACTGCCGATAAAAGAAGTTGCTTATCACCTGAAAGAATAAGTACACCATCAATATTCTTATCTGCATAATCAAAGATAACTCCGGTTCCGGCCTGAATTGTCGTCGTAACAGTCGCCTGCCCAGTGACCGGATCATACGCGCCAGAAACTTGCCGGGTAAGTGTTACCTTTTGTCCCTTGCCTTTCAAGAGTTTATTCGCGGTCGCCTGCATCCTTGCGTAAAAATCCATTAACTTCTTACCAATCCTACTGACACGCTCCCGCCTGCCTTCAAATATGGCTGTAAAAGGGCCTCAATCGCTGTGTAGCGGGTCTTTCGATTCGAGGTCTTGTCATATGTTACCTGGATAACTCCTACTTGTTCAGAGGTCACACCTTGCGTTAAATCATCCAGTAATGGCCCTGCAGCGGCACGCAACGCATATTCAGCACAGGCGCGCTTTACGGTCTCCGGCACAATGTTTGTTAGAATTGATACGCCGTTCACAATCACGCCTTGCCGGGGCCAATCAAGGGCCTGTACTAAGGGATAAACGCGTTCCCCTTGCCAGCGGGCCGTAAAGGCTTGAATCATGAACTCCGTTGCTCGGCGAAGAGCTTGCTCTTTCTGGGAGGTCGTGATTGTAAGCCATGGTAAGTTCCCTCTTACCGTATGATAATCATCACAATCCGTCACGCTGATAAGAGTCTCGGCTGTCGCCAATCCACTACCGTTTTCGGTTACTATACTCATGGATATTCCCTCTCAATGCCTGCAAGTGGATATTGAACATCAATCCCATCCAAAGGATACGATATATCTTGCCCCGCTAAAGGATATTGCAAATTATTCAACCATGATCCGGTCATCCATGCTGTTGATGCCCATGAATTTTTTACCCAGACATTCACGCCGGTCCCCAAGGAGTCGCCACCGAACCATTACCGGTTAGGGCTTTATCATTGATAGATTGGACATTTGCGTCAACCTGATTCGCCACGGTAAAAATCAATTTGTCAGTCTGCACCTTGATCGCATCGGCCACCGTATCGACGATGGCAAGGTTAGCCGCTGTAGCCACGCCGGAAAGATCAACTGCAGGCACCGCCACCGTTACGCTTGCCTTCATTACATCTGTCAAATCGCCAACCGTGGGAGCATTGGTCAAATTTATTACGGTAGTTACCGCCGCCTGCGTATCCGCCGGTTTTGTGCGACTACTGATATTCGCATCAATCCTTCCAAGTTCGGTTGTTAAATTCGTTCTTACTCCTGCCGGAATGTCTGATATTTTACCGTCAAGATTAACAATTCTCGTATCCCCCAGGGCCGTGAACCCTGATCCTGTCGCTGGTATATTCTGCACGCTGGCAGGTGTCGCCGCATTCAGGCTGGCCTTCTGCAGCACCCCGAAGTCGATGTTTGCCTGTTCGACCACCGCAACGTCCAGCTTGTCTGCGCCGAAGAGGGAATCCCAAACCTGCTGAGGAACCACCATAAAATCCCGCCAGACAGCCAGATAGGTAGCCGGTTCGGTATGGATTACCCGGAGTCTGCCGAGTGTGTTAGTATCAACCGCGCTGAGGGAAACCTTGTAGCATCCGTGTGCGTCATAGGTTGTGGCGACGAAGTTCGCGCCCTGTTCCCGGACTGCCAACGTCAGACCATTTTTGGAAAGCATGATTCCGGTCGTGGCGTTGTCTAAGGAGGCAAGAATCCCGGTCTTCAGGCTCACGCCATCCGCAAAGTCCAGAACGGGGCCGAAGTTGATGACTGATACTGTCGATTGTCTAAGCCACATTATGCAGCCCTCATTTGCTGATAATAATTTGCAAGCCGAGCCTCACGGCCATAATCCTTCTTAGTCCACACCCCCGCTCCCGCCTCATACATGCACCACGGGAAGGCGTAGAGATAGGCAATCTCCTCGACGGATAGGGCGCGATTGTAGATGGAGACGGAGGAAATGAGGCCGTTGAATAAAGCAACTAAAGCGGGCACGTTTAAAGAACCAATTAAAGAAGGTTGATTTCCATCAGACATTGCGGTAAATGTTCCGCTAACATCTGTTTGAGAACGACTCACTAAAACACCATCGACATATATTTTTATTTTATTTGTTGCACCAGATAAAGAATTAGCATACGTGACAGATACATATTTCCATACATCGGTAGTAAGACCAGAATCTGTTGTTACACCGTAAGCATTATTTCCAAGAAGATCAGTTACGTATAGTCGCAATTTTCCTGTGGTTGGTAATACTGAAAAACTAAATTCTCTTAGATTATTTGAATTTTCATATCTGGAATATATCGATTGCTGACTTATTAGGTTATTCAGTTTAATCCACGCCAAAATAGTCATAACTCCATTTGCTCCAATATGAAAATTTCTTAACCTCGCCCCGTTTCCCGCATTCACATAATCATTACTCCCATCAAACGCCAGTGCCGCACCCTGAGGGCCGGGAACCCAACCGGAGGTGCCGGAGAAGGGAAACATGCTGATCATCTTTCCGTCGTTCATCCCGACAGAATCATGCACAAGGTCGCCCATGCCCTCGTTCATGGTGTAGTGGGCGACGAGGCCGACCGCGAGAGGATGGCTCCTGTTGATGGGAGTCCCAAAAATAGGCTTTATTTGACTGATCCATTCCATATAATTTCCTAAGCGTCCGCACCTACGGCGGTTTGAAATCCTATCTCACAATTCGCCGGGGTCGCATCCAGGATGAACAGGTTTTTCATCAGATGGTTTAAGTTCCCGGCGGTCGGGTTGGTAATCGCAATCACCTTCTGCCCTGCTGCCGCCGTACTCAAAACATCCGTTTTGAAGGCCGTCTTTCCCACGCACATGATGAAGGAAAACAGTCTCGTCCACTCGTTCACGGTGACTTCGTTTCGCACCTGCACGAGAAATTCCGTCCCCAGATGGGCCGTGGTTCCGACAATGGCGCAGAAAAGGTGAAGCATCCCGGAACGAACCGCCGAAAGATCAGCTTCAACAGGAGCAGGAGGAACGGCGGCAAGGGCTATGGAAGTCCAGTCGAGCAGTTCAATGTTCTGGTATTTCGAGAGGGCGACAAGACCGGACAGCCCCGTCATGCGAACCTTCGCCATAATCGTGCTACCCGTCACGCCGTAATTGTTATTAACCAGCACCCGCAGGCCAGTGATCTTCTCCGCGTCGATGGGGATCGCTATACTTTCCACCGCCTGCCCCGCGAATCCGTCAGCATGAACAACGTAGATGTCCGCCGTGTTCAGGTGCTCAAATTGCAGATTGTCCAGAACTTCTATTGTATCGATGGCTGCCATTTTACCCTCCCTGCGGATCGGTTGCGACGAACCGCGCTAATACGGTAGCCTCTTGCGTCGCCCGTACCGTGTTTGCTGTCTGCCATGCGTTACGCGCTGCGATTGCCGCCGCTACGAAAGCGTTGACCGCGCCCGTAGTCGCCTTGCCCCGCACCGTATAGGAAAACACCTTCCCGCCCAGCTCTGTCCATATTGCCGTGGCGGTCTTCTCCTGGGTCGTGTCCGGGTCGTCTGCTATGGTGATTTGCCAGCTCATATTATGTCCTCACTAATCCGACGCTTGCCCCGCTGCCTGATTTCAGGAACGGCGTCAACTTAGCCCCTCCTACTTTTTTTTCTTATACCCTCCGGCATAGATCGCCCGCGCTTGTCTATTCGCTTGCCTCTTAGTGGGGTAAACCTTTCCAGATTTACCCCATTTCCAACCGCTCTTTGTTTTATGTACCGGCAATTTTCACCTTATAAAGAAGCCAGCGTGATCTTGCGCCAGTTCGCATCGGCAATGGTATTTGTAGCAAGGCAATGGTAAAGATTCGTTCCATCCGCGCAAGTCTCATTTGCCACGCCCACGGTGCCATCCACGCCGCCGGTCATAAATACCGCCCCGCCTGCCCATGAAGCATTTGCCAGAGTTTCCGCAAGTGCGATGGCATTCCCGGAGGTTCCCTTGACTTTAGCGGTTGCCGTCACCTTGTCGGTGTCTGTTTTGACTGAGGTTATCGAGGCATTCGCCACAGTCCCGGTGCCGTAAGTTGTCCCCGCGCCTGCTGCGCCGTTTATCGCCGCTACAAGATTGTCAATAGAGGCTTCAGCAGATACCCCCCTTAAAACATCGTTTGCTACTTCGATTCCTTCGCCGCCCAGAAGGGTAGTAGTGCCCCATGAAGCATTTGTCATGGTTTCTGTGGATGCGAGAGAATTGCCCGCTTCCCCGGCCACCTTTGCTGTTGCGGTGAAAATATTCGCTGCGGTTTTCGATCCGGTTATGTCTGCGTGAATGAGGGTGCCGGTCGCATAGGTTGTACCTTCTCCTGCGGCATTATTTACGGCTGCGACAAGGGCATCAATGCTCAGTTCCGCCGATCCGCCGACTACGACATCATTTGCGACTGCCGCCGCATATCCGCCTGAAAGGAATACCGCGCCGCCGGCCCATGCCACCTGTGCGCATGTTTCGGCGATGGCGATTGAGTTGCCAGCGGTCCCGGCCACCTTCGCCGTTGCCAGCATATTTGTCGCATCGGTTTTTGTTAATGTAACATTCACCAGCACCGGCTGCCCGGTTGAAAACTTTGTCCCGGCTCCAACGCCGGTCATGGCAGCTGCCACAAGATTATCTATTTCGGCTCCGGTAGTCGCTTCAACAAGTATTTCGTTCAGAACAGCATTCAGGCCGCCGGTGAGAGTAGCGCCGCCCCAGGACAAACCAGGCGAGTATTCGACTGAGCTGATAACATTGCCCGCCGTGCCGATGGCAAGAGCGGTCACATTGACAGTATCCCCGGCTCCGGCTGCCGCAGACACACTCGGATGAACTACTGTTCCAGTTCCATACAGAGTGCCTTCGCCCGCTGCTTTATTGATGGCAGCAATGAGGTTATCAAGGGAATCTGTGGCAAGCGCTCCGATTTTCACATCGTATGCAGCTGCAAGCGTATCGCGGAAAATATAGACTGTGCTGCCAAGGATCACCCGCGCCCCATCCTGGGGTTGTGCCGTTGCCGTCAGGATGCCCGTTGCTTTAGCTTCAGTAAGCGCTGTTTTGAATGTGTAAGGGATCGCGTCGATTGTGATCGTTTCGGTATTCGCCGCAACTGCGGTAAAGACAAGGTTTTTCGAGGCCGCAATAGCCGCGAGTCCTGTCCGCCAACGATATGTGCGATCCCCCATAACAGCGACTTCATTTTCAACTGCATTCCCGGTCAGAGTCAAAACGCCTGTAGCTTTTACGCCCGCAGCCTGAATAGCCGTTTGGAAAGTATATGCCTGCCCGCCGATTGAAACCGTTTCGTTATTTCCCGCATTTCCGGTAAAGGTCAAAATCTTCGTTGCCGCCACTGCATTGACTGGGGTTTTTTCCGCAATCACCAGAATGGTTGGGTCGATGCGCTCCGCCGTCGCCGTTCCGGTGAACGCGGGTGCTGCAAGAGGCGCCTTCAATGCCAAGGCATCAAACACGCTGTTTCCATCCGGGGCATGAGTGAGGTCGCCATTAGAAATTTCGGCGGCAATCTTGCCCGCTGCGGTTCCCGCCGCATCATAAGCGGTCGAGGCGGTATAGGCTGCCGTACCGAGGCCGAGAATAGTTTTAAGCTCATTGAGTGTTTTCTTTATCCAGGTTCCGAATGGATTAGGAGCACCTACAAGTACATCATTTTCAGCCGTGGCAAGGGAATGAGATACTTTGCCTGAAAGTAAGGCCGAAGCTTCTGTATCAAATTGCACAAGTAACGGATCAGGTACATCCATTGAAATTGTTATCGTTCCCGCCGTGCAGATGATTTTAAATCGTTCCGGCAAGGCGTATGATCCAAATGTCAAATCCGCCCCTGCAATAGCCGTTACACTTTGAGCATCCCCACCGCCGGGAAGCCTTGAAAGCCGGATCGCGGTGCCGGCGCTGCCGGGAGGTGCGGCAATAGTCAGAACTTGCCCGGCGGGGAGATTTAAAGTCTGCTGTTCATTTGCTTGCATATCATTTCACCTTCTTTTTAGTGGATTTGATAGATTTTAAGGAAGGATCTCCTGCACCGATTTGAGGTTCAAAGTATTCAACATCCCCCGGTTTTACGCAATCCTTGAACTGGATATAGTATCCCCATGGATGGGCAGGGTTATTGCTAACAATCTTTACAAGCTCACGTTCCATGGGGCCTCCTCATTGCAGAGTTTGATGGCGGGCAGACTGCGCCTCGCTCATCCTTTGTCGTGTCACTTCGCTTGGGTGATCCTTGCCGTTCGCTCGGCGCGTCACCCATGATTTTAGTGATTTTTCTCTGCGCTGTTCGGGCGTCATTTCAGAAACCTTTGAAGCAATTAGGGTTGACCCCATTGCGGCGCTTTGAAGTTTCTCCCTTGTTGCATCGCTTACGGCATAACCATTAGCGTGCTTTGTCGCCCATGCTTTTGCTGAAATCTCGCTCCTTTTTTCCTTCGGAGTATTGGCATAACGAGCAAGGTTCCTCTCTGTTAAAAGCACCCTCATCTCCGGAGTGTGCTTCATCCCAAGAGCGGGCCTCTTGCCCTTGCGAGATTCACGCATCTTCACCAGCGTTTCTTCACTTGGCCGCCGGAGCCTTTGCGCTTCATCAATAGCCCTTCGTAGCCAACCGTACATCTTGTTTTTGGTCCTGTGTTGTGAAGGGTTATTCACCATCATCATGTTGGCTGCGTAAAGAAGCCGTTCATCATTCCGGTGAATTTGAGCAAGCAAAAGGTGGGCGGTATAATGCTCTTCCGGTGTAAGGGCGACAAGATTCCCTATTTCATCCGTCCCGCCAAGGCATAACGGACACACATGGTGACGCTCAACATATCCGTCAAGGACCCTTGAGCGGGCGCGGATAATCAGGTTATCATAGTGCCTTTGGTAATCCATCGGAACACCTTCCTATGTGCTAACCTGCTAATATTGCGAGGTGTTCTTCTTTCACGCATTTTACGCCCCAAGCGATTGAGATTTCAAATGCAGATTGGTGGTACTCGAGATAATGCGCCACATCAAAGCTCAGGCCGCTTCTGGGGTCGGTAATTGTAGTACGGTCAACTGCCATATCCCCACCTTCGGGAAGCGCGGGCATACGGGTTGCCAAGACGATGGCAGACCGGGCAAAAGCCAGATTCCGGTTGCTCTGTTTATAGCAAGCAATCGCGCAATTATTTTCGGTAATCGCCTTTTGGAGTCCTGGCTTATTGATTACGAAAGTTGCCCCGCTTACGGCGGGGATCAAGGTCTTGTTGACATACTGTGTCGTAGTATCGCCTGTATTAGCGATTGTTACCAGATCACCGGCAACCACCGTTCCCGTTCCGGCAACCGCTAAGGTCATTGTCTCAGTACCAAGGGCATAATCAGTAGTATCCAGGGTCGCAAGGGCTTCCGTACCGATTGCCGGGCTGATAACTGCCGCAGATTCACGGATTGCCATGCCATAAATATCCAAAAGAACGCCCTGGCGAAGTAAGGTTGCATCACCAGCTTCACTAACTTTGGATAATTGTGTAAGGGTCCGGAGGGCCGCGCCTTCAGTCGTTCCGATAACTAACTGAAGATCGGAAAGGGGTGCACCATTATCGGCAAGTATTTTTCGCACATTCGCGGCATCCGCCAAATTGGTTTTGAATAGGGTTGTATCGTTCGGGATTGCAGCACGAGAGGCATTGACATACAGGCCCGCAAGATCGGCCTCAATTTCATTTACAAGGGTACGCATGGCTTGGTAAAACTGGTCAACCATGATCCGGGAAACTCCAGATCCGCCAGGGCTATTCATCTGCATGGACTCTTCACCCTGCCATCGGACAGGGCAAGCCCGCGATTCAGTGATAGCCAATGTTATATTTCCAATAGTTTGCTCACCGACATCAGTTCGATGCTGTGCTGGAGCAATGGTAAATGCTGTGGCTGCCGGCGCGACAAAAGATCGGACTGTCTGGCCGATAGCAGCACGAGCAAGACTTGAATCTCTTGTTACGGCAGGGATGAACCCGACCAATTCCCTCGACACAATGTCAAGGGCAAGGTACAAAGTGGGAATCAAATTTGTGAGGGTATTTGCGGCCATGATTTTCTCCTTTTCTAAATGTGTTTTGGTTTACTAAAAATAAAAAAGCCGAGACTAAAGAATCATATTTGACCCTTCAGGTCTCGGCTTCGCCTTTTTCTATCTCCCTTTAGGAAATAGTTCTGTTTTTAAAAGAGCTTTTTTAGGTAGTTAAAACCCCTCCCGCCTTCATAAACTCCATTTTTCTAACATCAGATAGAGCATCAAAGGCAGTCCGGGTCATTGTTTTTTGCTCGCCTTTCCCATCTCCACCGCCAGGTGCTCCACCACCTGTATTGACGGGTGCATCGACAAAGGCTTTGCCTTCATCCGATTTACTCCATTCGGCAACGAAGTCCTTCAGAAGCTTGTCGCCTACTTTCGCCACCCGGTTCTCGCCGTCCGCCGTTAGAACGACCTGCCCCGCGAGCATAGCCTTTGCCGCTTTCAAATACGAAGATTTTTTGACACCCGCCTCAAGCAGGGCAGTCGAAAGGCCGTTGTCAACAAGCAAATTGTGTGCGACTTTGCTTTCCGTCTCATACGCTTTCTTGATCTTGTCGGACTCGGTTGTGGCGGTTTTCAGCGCCTTGGTTGCCTCTGCCAACTTGGTTTCGGATTCAGCGAGTTCGGCCTGAAGTGCCGCATGATCTACCGGATCAATCTGCGCGTCCTTGGTCGCTTTCTTCAGTTTGCCCAGCAATTCGGTGTTTTTGGCCTTCAGTCCGCCGGTCGCTTCCTCGACCGCCGTTTCGACCGCTGCATCAACAGCCGCCTTTAGCGCCGCTTTTGTGTCCAGATCCTTTGGATCATAAGCCATGATTTTCTCCTTTAGAGAATTGGTTTTGGGCTTTGCCCGATTAAGCTCTCGATATCAATACAGTCCCGTCATCTTCAAGGGTTACGCCATCCGCAGCTCCTATGCAATCGCATCCAGAATGATATACGAGAGCATCTTGTGGCATGGTTTTCAATCTCTCGATAAGTTCACTTACTGTTAGAACATTTTCATTCCCGTAATTATCATCTTGCATAGAACCTCTTTTGGGCTTTGCCCAGTTAGCGTACCAGCCGTTACCCGGAAGGTTTTATATTAGGATACATGGAAAAAAATAAAATGCAAGAACTATTTTTCTATATCCTTTATTCATTGTCAAGTAAATTATTTTGATTTTAATTGCGCAAGCGCATTTGCCCGACGTGTTGCCCATCTCTTCGCGCCCGTTCCCGGAGGCATTTTCTTACCGCGAAGTTTAGACACGCGCTTTTCAATAGTTTCCGCCGATTGTTTCTTGCCCCGATGTGCTTCTGCTGAGCGGGCTATTGCTTCCGTGCTTGGTTTTCTCCCCTTATTGGTTGCGGATATTTTCGCGCACGTTTCAGGAGTTCTTTTTTTCCCCGTATTGGCTAAGGCGCGATGGGCGATTACTTCGGGTGATTGCTTTCTTCCTGATAGTGCGGCGGATAGTTTCGCCCGTGTCTCCAGACTATGTTTTTTGCCGGTTAGGGCCGCCGATATCTTGGCCCTTGTTTCGGCAGTTTGGTTCTTTTTCGCCACCGACATATTGATACATGCTTGCAACGGCATTTTTCGGCCCTTATGATAGGCTAACAGTTTAGCACAATGTTCTGGTGAAAGAGTGCGCCCCTTCAATGCCGCCGATATTTTCATTCTCGTTTCTTCCGTGGGTATCCCCATCCCATCCCCACCTTCTGTTGAATTGGTAAGGTCATGGCCGGCCTTTTTATATTCTGAAATAAACCTGCGTTCTGTTTCTTCCCATTCACTAATAATAACATCAACAACGAGATTGATTTGCGGAGACATCCCCGCTGCTACAATAGAACGTATCCAGTTAAGTTTTCGTGTAGTTTTGGAAACATCAAAAGCCTCTGTCATGTGTTCTTTTAACCGATTTGATAGCTTGCGCGTAGTTTTTCCTATGTACCGAATCTTTTCCGGTGTTCGTGGGTCACATAATACGTAAACATGCACAACCTTTTCCATGATTCTCATTTAGCACGTAAATCAGACAATGTCAAGGGATTTCCATTGAAACTTAAAAGATCGGATAAAGTTATTTTCCCACTTCGCCAAAGTGCAGCACGCCCTGGGCCTAAAAGATCATTTTGATAACCAACTGAATGTCTGGAAAGGAAGGCCGAAAAACTGAGGTCTGCGGGCACCTGGCCCAGATCGCTTGCTCTTGTACCCGTGGGAGGCTCTTCGATGTCGGCACCAAGTTCTTTATAACTCTTCAATATCATTAAAATTTGACACCGGCAATTAGTATGAATTGGCGTCTGGATAAAAGGGATTTTATTTCCACCTATGGGCTTAAAGTTCAGATCCCATTGAGCACCGCTTCTTGCTATACAGATTTTGCAGATTATCCCGTCAAGGGTGGATAGATGGAAATATCCTTTCGATATATCCTCATTTTCCTTATAGACGGCCATTCGTGCCGCACTTGATATGCTCATAATCGAATCATGAACTAAGGCCGATGCGTTACGTCGCAAGATTGAATCCGGGAAACCAATTCCAGGGGTGCCCAGCCGCTTTGAACCGAAAACACGGACGATAATCTGCTGCAATGTCTCCCCCTGAGCAATGCCTTGACGGACGGCGTTCCCATACCTAAAAGCCAGGTCATCGCCTTGTTTTGCCCACCATGCCCTTAAAGGTGCCCCCTGGAGCAGCGTATCGCTTACCAATGCCCTTAAAACGGCTTCGGTAGGTATAGCAGCTTCAAGGCCGATAGTGGCGAATGTCTGAGCGGTAGCAGTGGCTTCAATTTTTGCCAGGTTTGATAAATCAATTTTCCCTTGAATATCGCCATAATACCCATCAATTATTGTGGTCGCCTCTTTAAGCAATTTCTTGACGCGGGCCTTTCCGAAATCGGTCAAATCGAGGGCAAGTTTCGCCTTTAATTCGCGCTGTAATTGATCAAGTATCGCCAGCACCTTCTTGCGCTCGCCTGCGATAAAACGGAGCAGGTTCACCTGATGCGATAGAGTTTCATCCATCAGTACAAGCTCGGCTTTATTCATATTGTCTCTTTATGCAAATACTCAAACGCTTCAAGCACGCATCGTACCTCTTCAAAAGAAAAACCACCATCCAATGTAAAACTGTCAACAGAATCGAAATGATAATAAATACTATCGTTAAATTTCTTTGTAATTTCTTCTATCGTTATTTCTTGCTCATCAGTTAAGGGTTTCATTCAATTATTCCTCCGTTTTTGGTTTCGGAATGGGTTTTGACGCTATTCGTTCTTGCTCATCTTCAAGCGTAACATCAACGGTTACCATTTCCCGCTTTTTCAAGAGATTGAAAAAGCCTTCATCGCTGAAGCCGGGTGCCCCCTGTTGCCAAGCCGCCAACCACCCGGCCAGCTCCTGAGGTGTAACCTCCGGCGGTAGAAATTCATTGTTAAGCGTGATCGACCAATCCCCTGGCTGCCTGGCCCATTCGCAGAACGTGTTTAAAGCCTTGGTCAACCCGATGGATATTGTCGCCGCCATTGCCGAAAGAATCGAAGTTTCACCCGCCCGATATATCCTGGCCGCTTGTGCCGTCTCGGTCGATTTGCGCTCGCTGGCAAGAAGCCGGGCTCCCAAAATCGCCATGCGTTCCTCATTTTTTATCATTTCGGCAGACACCGGGATAAGACCCTCGCCCTTAAACTCCAGAAAGCCAACGCTGGTCTGCGGATCCGGGAAAACCCAAGCCGCCGCCGATCCGATATAAAGTTTGTCCCCGGGATTCTCCGGCGTGTACCCGGCAATCCAGGGAGTCGGGAGGGTGAAATGCAGCCCGTGCATCAAGTCGGCACTCAGTCGGAAGTGGTGAAGATTCACCTCCATCAGATCAATAAGCGGTGGCTCATCCATCTCCAGGGTCGTGTCGTCGATCCCAATCGGGAAAAAAGGAATGTATGGCAGCGGCTTGCCGTTCATCAGCGGAAATATATCCGGCCCCACCTGCTCGTCTTCTTTTTTGTTGTTGATCCTGAACACCCGAACGCGGTAGACCGGCCCCTCGTTCTCGCCCGCGCCGTCCGATGATTTTCGGGTCACCAGGTCAAGGATCCGGTATCGTGTTTCAACCTCCGGATTCTCGAAGCCCTCCGCCGGATATGTGAAATCCTCCCGCAGCCGAACTTGCACCGGCACGGTCTGGTTGTTCACCCGTCCCGGTTCCCAATTGTAAATTGTTTCAGCAGCGTATAGCTGCATGGTCGGCCGGATGTTCATCCGCTGCGTGTCGGCCACCGTGAGACCCACGGTCGATTGTTCCGGGTGATCGACCAGCACCCCGAGACGCCCGGTCGTCAAATCTTCGATCGTGACTTGCTGCGCGAATATATGAAAACTGACACCCGATCCGGTCACGTCCTCAAGCATCGGTTCGATGGATGCCGGAACAATGATTTCCGGGTCCTTCCGAAATATCATGCCGGCGAGTGCCGAAATCGTGCGCCACGTGAAATTGACATAAGACGCGCGCATCCGATACGCGTTATAATCAGCGTCGGTCTGATCCTTGAGCCTCGGCAGAACAATCTCGCCGAGCGCCTTGACCGCCCGCTGGCCTTCGACTGTGGCGCGCGCGATTTGCCATTGCGGTGACATAAAATCGTGTTTTTTATGGGTCGTGTCTACAGTTGATGCCATGATTAATTCTCCTTGTCATAAATATATTCAAGCAGATAATAGTCAATAAAATACCTTGATATTATAAACCTGCAAGCTGTATTTTGTGCATAGTTTCTGATACAACCGGAAAACAATAATCCACATAATATCCAATCGCATCTGAAATATGCGTCAACATCGGCGTAGATTTCTTGTCAATTTCCCCTGAGCCACCCTTCAGGAGCTGCACGCCTTCAAAATCCTTGACTACCCTGGGAGCCTTTATGGGATCCACCATAAGCCGGACCTCCCCGCTTGCGCTTTTGAGCCTGCTATTTACAGCATTGATCCGGGAGCGCTCCCTGGGATTCGCCGCCTTCACCCGGAAGGCAAGGCGTTCCCCGAATACTGGTTTCAATTCAGCTTTAACTAAATCCCAATCCGAGCCTGAAACTTTCGCCGTCCCTGTAGCCCCCCCAGTCGCATCACCGTAACAGACAACCTTCCCTAGATGACTGCCCCAATCCTGAATGATCTTGCGGCATACGGCCGGCGTGTTGGAATTTCGGGGAATATGCACCTCTCCGATGATTCCAGTACCCTCTAAACCATTCGGCAAAGTCTGCTCTTGAGCGATAGCGCAAACGCCCGGCTCTACGTTAAAGTCAAAGCAAAGGGCAAGGGCCTGTTTTGGGTCATATTTCAGCGGCTTGCAATGGATTCTTTCATCGAAAACATAATATGCCCGGCCCTCGAAGGAGATAAACGAGCCTTCATATTCCTGCTGATAGGTCAGTTCATCAAGATCCCGCTTCGCCGCCTCAATCTCTGCCGGCGTTAAAATATCCGATGAAAACCAAGTATAAGATCCCCATTCGCTTTTAGGTCCTTCTGCGGCCATCAATGCTTTTGCCGCCCGGTCAATCTCATAGTAATGGTTTCGGCCTTCCGGTACGCCTATCAAATCGCACCATCCATTTCGATCTGATAAAGCCGGTCTTACATTTTGAATCCAGGCCGTCGGCTTCATATTGGCCAATTCATCGAGAATACCCCCATCCCAGGGCTGGCCCT